GGTTTCGTTCAATTCCGTTGGAAAACGTGTAGATAAAATTAGGTCTTTCTTATACAAAGTTACGCACACCTTATCCGACTGGTTACCACCGAGAAGATACACGCTGTCACCCTTCTCACCTGTGTAGAAACCGACGTGGTGGCCTCCCTTGCGTTTAAGAACTACCAAACATCCGTATTGCATCGGTACCTCTCGCCCCCACTTCAGCCATGACTTGGCTGCAGCGGAGCGTGTGATAGGATAACCTGCTTTGTTAAAAACCCAGTTCACGAACGACGAACACCAAGGCACCTCGTCAGCTTTGGCTTTCAACGTGGTCAGTGCGTGGTATTCTAGGATCCTCGGAGTGTGCGATGAGATGCCAGTGATTTCTTTGATGCCCTTTTCACCTTCGGCAATCTTTAGCCAGCTGTATTTGTTAGACATCTAATTGGTTTCCCTTCGCTGTTTTGTAGGATTGCCAGGCCATTTCTTCAAACAACCTTGTCCGCTCTTCGTTGTGGTCTTGCCCCGTGGCAGCCTCGAAAGCGTGGTACCATTCGTGCAAGAACGTCTTGAGTTGAGTTTCTATCGTGGTCAGCCGGCCGTCCACGTGGGTTGCTATGCGGATTGTATGCTTCTCAGCGTCACATTCGCCATAGGCACCGCGCATCTTGCACATCCGCACACGCCATGTGTGGCCTCCAAGTTTGAACGACGTGGGGATCATCTCACTTCTCCGTCAATAATCATCTTATTGTAAACTGTGAAACGTCCCGAGTCCTGCAGGTCGACAAGAGCGAACCCGTGATTCCAGCCGTTGCGAGCCGCGTAGAAGGGATTCAAATCGCACAGGCACCCAACAGACCACCCTGCTATAAAAGACCCGTCTAAGGGCCTGCGAATCATGTCCGTGGACGTTCTATGCACGTGCCCCACTAGGATATTGTCGAGGGCTTTCATTCGGTAGTTACGCCCTGGTGTTACACCACCACCACCGAACCACTCGTGGCCGTGGTCTATCCACAGCTGGCCAGCCTGCATCTTGCCCCGTTTTGATACCCACTCGATGCCTAGTTCACGTAGTTTCAGAAACTCCTCGAGGTGGACGGTACCGATAAGTTCTTTCGCCTTACGTGCAAGATACCTCTGGTATCGTTCCTCATGGTTGCCCTCTCTGTACACTATGCGTACCTTGTCACCAAAGAAAGCCCGCAGGTGTTTCAGCATGGCGATCGCAACATCGAGCTCCCACTTCCAAGAACGTTTCCCTTCAACCTTCTCGTGATCGCTCAGGTTGTAGACGTCCAACATATCGCCGTTCAATACTAGCGTGTCTATGCCCTCATCACGGAGTGTTTCTATTGCCGTCCAATATGCGCCGTAGAAATTACCGGCCGAATCCTTGCGTAGGTCATGGAATGGCCAGTGTGCATCCGAGATGATGCCTATCTTACCAGGTCGTATTTCGCATACTTCGTCATCACGTAGTTCGCCTGCTATGGCATCGTCGAAGGGGACCGCCCCGTATTCGGTAGGTGGTGCTTCGGCTGTTCTAAGTTTCTTAAGTGCTTCGGCCTCACGTTCGTGAACGCTGTTAAGTGCTGCCTTTGCCTTGGCAACTTTCGTAGACATCAGCTCAGGATTCTCAGCAGCGAAGGCGTGGGCGTTCTTGACTTCAGCGCCGCGTATTATGCCACCCTTAATCTGGGATTTCTTCATACGAGCCGCACGGTAATCTTCTATGATTTCCCGCACGGCATCGTACTCTACATCTGACAGGCGTAAACGCGGCATGTCTGGCCCTGTCTATTTACTTGGAATCTTCAGCGAAAAAACCGATGATGAAGATAGCGACCGCAGTGATCGCTTCCTGTGGGATAGTGTAACCAGTAACCGAGTTCACCACAAGGGCGATGGCAGACACGACGCCTGCAACGGTTGTTTTCCAGTTCTTCATGAGAAGACCTCGGGAGATAGTGAATAAGTGAGGTATCAGCTGCAACATAATCCACGCATTGTGGATTTTATCAACAATGTTAGTGCTCGGCTGTTCTTCAGCATCAACGATAGGCAACGGCTGAACAAGTCGTATTTTCTGGAATACGTTCGGCCGTTCTATGCGCCTCGGAAGTACCTTCGTAATGATCGGGTCTTCACTTAGTGACACGCTTGTACGCCTTACGTGGTTTGGGGTCTGTGTTGCCTGTGCGCTCTTCTAATCTTACCAGCCGCTCGATGATCTCTACAATACGTTGAGTGATTAGCTCATCTGATTTCTTTAGAGCAATAATCTCGTTGGTCGTGTTGCTCATGACTTCGTGCATGGCGATTACGTTGTCGCGTGTCTCGCGGAAGTCGTTAACTAGCGTCTTCACCCAGAAGCCGATGATGGCCAGCATGGTGCTCATGATGATACCGAACATAGTCTCTACGCTCATGCCTCACCTCCGAACAACGGCAACGCTGGTTTCGGTACGAATGGGATCATCGGGAGATCTTTAATCCAGAGGAACTCTGGGTTAGCACAATACGCAACTTCCTGCGCAGAAATTATCCAGTTGTCTTCGATGTCCTGAATAGGATTGAAATAGCTATCCTGCAAGAACACCTGACCACGCAATGAGTCCGCTTGCTCTGCCGTTAGCTTGGCGCAGTAGTTGACAAGCTCCGTTACGGGGATCTGTGAAAGTATCATACGTTTCTACCGAGTGAAGTTTGGAATCGTTGGACGATATTGTAAAGCGCTGTTGCGTCGGTGTCTGTCAGGCCGTCGCCGATGGTAACAAATGCTGTACGTTTTGGGCTGTATTGTATAGGGCCGCCATCATAATTAGCAGCAGATACAAATATGTTGAAATTCGGAAATGCACTAGGATCTGTTGTAGTATTGCTGCCTATTTGCGTGGAATTTTTGTAAACCTTAAAATCACCACTAGATGTTCTTTTAGATAAAAAGAAACCTTCTGAACTTGTTTGTGCTTCGTTGATTGTGCTAGTACCATTTGCGCCAATGTCTGCAACAGTCCTATATTGAGTACTTCGCAAATCCCTAATATATAGCAGTATTGCTTGCGTTACGTCTGCATTCGCAGCACCTATTTCGCAGTCATTATTTGTAGGTGTAGAGTTTATGTTACAATAAAAGCCAAATGCACCGCTTGACGTTGTAAGTTGAGTTGAAGGATTTAAATACGTGTTAGCATAGGCATTTGTACCATTAGGTTCAGCACCGCTGGTGCTATGTGTCCACCCACCACTAAAGCTCAACCGAAACGCCGCATCGGCATCCCGTGGGTCTTTCAAGTTAAACTTATGCGTCGTAGCCGTACCACCCACGAATGGGTAGATTGCTTTCATTTTTGACCAAAGTTGCGCGTGCTTTAACCCACGAACAAGCTCAATAACAGCGCGTTGCTGCCGTGATGATGTAATCTTCGCAGCATCCAGAAAAGCCCACGCATCGCGCTCTTCAGGTATGACCGTTAGGCCCTTTGGATTGCGTAATGACAACAGGTTATATCGTGCTGATCTTACGCTCAAGTTGCAAGCTCACAACCAAAAGCAGAGAACGAAATAGACGTTGCATTTGATGACCGCACCGTTATCACATCCGTAGCTGCAAGCGTTATGCCTAGCACTAGCGTTGTCGAATCGTTGGCGTTAACGGTAACGTCGTATGCTATGTAATGCTGGTTTGCAATGGAAGCGCCCGCAGGTCTGACAGCCACGCGGTACGTGTACGCTGTTGATGTGATGTTGGCAATGGTAATGCACGACACGACCGTCTCGGTTGAAGATGGTACGGTATATAGGTCGGTTGCGTTCGTGTTAGCTGGGCAGGACTGGCCTAGCACTTTGTATACTTGTCCGCTTGGCATTATGCCCCCATTAAAAGAAAAGGATGCAACGGTGTGTCTGTACTTCCACCACCCGCAGGCACGGCCCACGTCTGGTCACCACGTAGAAACGTCGTGTTGTCAGCCGTGCCACTAGCAAGCCGTGCCGTAGCTACTGTGCCCGTGGTAATATCGCTAGCGTCTATGTTGATCTCGTCACCGCTCTGCAGTTCCTGAATCTGACCAGACGCTAGGACTAATGGTTTCTTGACTGCCATAGATTAGGCCAGCGTAATAGGTTGCTGTTCTTCGAAGTTGATCTCGGTATCAGACAAAGCGATGCCGATCTCTTGTGAAATATAGGTTGCTGTTGTCGGAGCCGTTGCAGATGCCGCGCCCGCTGTCGCTCCGCTCAAATAATAAGCAGCACCAGGCGTCAAACCTGTAAGCCCTGTGATTGTACCATCAAGATAGACGGTTGCGTTGTTAGGCGATGTGGAGTTTGTAATCACAAAGCCGATAGCACGACGTCCGTTGCTTGCGTCTGCCTTGCGTGCCTTGATTGTGCCGCCATCGTTAAACAGGTTCACAAGGTTACCAGCAGATAAATTCTCGGTAGTTGCTGCAACCTTAACAGTAGCGCCTATTCCCGTTGGCAATACCGAATTGTCCAGCTTACCCGATCCGTCGAGAGCAACAATCTTGCCCGCTTCCGTTGCGCCTGATGATGATACGGTAGCTTCGACTTCTGCGAGCTGGCCGCTGTTATTTTTGATATACTTTTCTGCCATGTTACACCGTTTGAATGATTGTGTCTATGTCGATAATTAGCGTTGTCGCTGTTAAGGCCTTGCCTACATGAACGACTATAGCGCCGTTCGTTGGTACTGTCTGTGTTAGTGTTCCGTTGGTGCCCAGGTAAACCGTCCCTTTAGTCCAGTTCCAGTTGGCATCTGTCAGGATGCCCGAGATCTTGATAGTTGCGTTGGCTCCAGATGTAACCGCTCCGTTCGTGATGCCTACAACCTGGGCATTTGCTAACGTGTTGTTGCTGGCATAGACAGCCTGACCTGATGAGTTAGTAGTAACAGCACGAAGTGCTGACAGGTTCTCACCAGCTACCAATGTGATGTCATCAGATATAGGCACCAGCCCGCCGCTGGCGATGTCCAGGGTAATGTTACTTTGGTCTACGTTGACACGCAAGGTGTCCTGATTAACGTTGATGGTGTAACTCACTGGGTTACCTCACCGAGAACCGTCACATAGCCACGGAGTAGTTCATTCGTTGAACTTGAGACCGTCTGTTCCAAATCCCAGACGTACACCTCGCCCACCGTCAGCGATGCCGTAGTCGCTGCACTTAATGCTACCGAAAACGTACCTTGCGAAGCGTTTACAATCGTTATCGTAAACGTTGCAGCAAGAACGTTGTCAATAGTCCTAATCTGGCCGGCGAAGGTGTAACCTGTTATGTTGGTCACCACCCCGTTCGTCTTATGTGTGAAGGTACGTGCAAAGGCTGCCCCTTGTCGTAGCTCCAAATCAACACGTGCGCCAGATGACGATAGGATAATCATTGTATGCCTTTGCTGTGCTCACCACTGGGCCCGTGGGCCCAGTCGTCAGAACAACTCTGTTAGTTAGTCCTTGATGATGTTAGCAGCAAGACCGCGTTCGGTAGCGTCGTTGATGCCTTCGCCGTTATAGAGAACAGCGATGCATGATCCGAAGGTACCAGCAGAGCCGTCGCCAGCTGTAGCAACAACGTCGATATAACGATCACGACCTGCGAGGTTCACAAAGAACCCGAAGACCTTGTTGTCATCGTTAGCCGTTGGCAGTGCAGGTGCACCCGTTGCGCCGTATACACAGCCCGTGATGTCAGCAGCTCCACTCATGCCAGAGTCGTCCGACTCCTGGAGTTTGAGGGCTGCCATCGCGATGTCTGTTGCACCGAGGCTGAAATACACTGCGAGCTTACCAAAGCCAGCTGTGTCGATCGTGTTAGTTGTAAACGATGCATTGTCAACGATTGCAGCTGGTGGCGTAACGTTGACAACCTTCACATTTTGTAGTGCGTTCATGTTGTCACCTTATGAGTTAATAGTTACGAAACCAACAACAGGGCCTGTCGTACGTGATGCTGCTGTAGCATTGTAGTTGCCCATTTCGTGTACCTTGATGTCGAGGTACTGCGTTGCCTTAACATAGATTGTATCTGTGTCGAAGCCCTTGCTTGCATCTTGCTTGATCGATGTTGCCATACGATCACCAAGAGTTGCAGCTTGTGTGAGGTTACCGAAGTAAGCGAATACCTGGCTGTTAGCATCTGCTGATGGCATAACGTCGACGAACTCGACAGGATAGCCGAAGAGGCGCTGACCGAATGATCCAGCAAGTTCTGCAGCTGTTGAACCGCCCTGTGCGTATGCGAGGCGCTCTGCTGTCTCACCGAAAGCTACCTTGTTGAAATACCACTTAGCACCTGTGAGTGCGTATGTTGGAACCTTACGCATACCAGCAATCAGGTTGCCCATGGTTACCTCTGCGAACGTGTTGCCAGCACATACCTGTGCTGATCCAAGGTATCCCTTGTGCGTGTCGTTCGTCCATGTTCCGCCGCCATCCTCGAGAACCTTGCGGAGCTTGCCAGCAAGACCGAGAACACCGCCGTATGTAGACGTGCCATCACCCAAGAAACCAGCTTCGTCTTCCTTCTTTGCGAACTGGCGAGCTACCGATTCAGCAAAGCGAAGGCCAAGATTCTGTGTGCTGTTCATTACGAGTTCTTCCGAGAGAACAGCGAGAGCATACATCTTCTTTGCGTTCAACGTCACTGCATCAAATGACATGTCAGATGATGACAATGTACCTGTCTCTGATCCCCAGTATGCCGTCACGTCATCGCCTGTGCGGAAGATGCGGATTGATTCCGATCCCATAGGCTCAACACGTGTGTTGCGACGGAATGATCCGTATGTGTCCTTGAGGTTAACGATGAGGCTCGATGTCTCCGTAGGAACGAAGATACCGCCTGTAGCGTCGTTGCCTTGTGTGTGTGTCTTATAATCAAGGCCAGTAACTTCTGTGTACTTCTGGCGTGCTGTCTCGTTAGCAAGACCACCAACAAACAAGCCTGTTACGTAAGCCTTGTACTCAGCATCTGGCATGTTAGCCTTTGCTGATGATTCGCCGACCTTGATGTCGTTTGACTTTGGCAGCTTGTTCACTGCTGTCTTCACTTCTGTCTGGCGTTGTGCGTTCTTGGCCTTGATAGCTTCGAACGACTTTACTTCGTTGGCCTGCTCATTGAGCGCGTCGATTTCAGCGTTCAATGTCTGTGCAGACTTTACTTCGTCCATCGTTGGCTCTGTCTTAGCAAGGAGCGTTTCGAGCTCGCTAGACTTGGCGCTGATGGCGTCGTTGATCTGTTGCAAATTCATGATTGTTTCCTCTTGTTTACTAATGCCCGCAATGCTTCCATTTCCATGGCAGCCTTTGCGGAAACCGGTTGTGCCGCGTCAATAAGCATTTTAATATTGCCTACTGCAGCGGTAAGTGTGTCCATCAATTCGGTCAGGCGTGCCACGTTAGCCGACGATAGCGTGCGCCCTTCCTTCTGCCTAATCTCTGCGCGTTCGTTCAACCTCGTGATGAGTCTATCGACGTCGGTTCCAACGTCTTCTAGATCATCATTGAGTCCCTTAGCGCTAATAAGTGCCGTTTGTGAGTTAGCACCGAACAGCACCGGTGACCATTCGTAAAGTTTACCCTTTACCAGTTCACGTGCTCCGTCCTGTGCAAATGTTTCTTCAACTACTGAATAACCGATCGAGAACTCGTCGATGATACCTTCCTTGATGTCGGAGTAGGTCTCACGTCCTCGCTGTGTATTCATGTTGAATTGGCCTTTGATATACAGGCCACCAAGGTCTTTCAAGCTATCTGGCAGCATGGCGTCGCCTGGCATTAGCTCACGGGCTTCTAATGTCTTGGCCACCGGTGTCTTCCAATCGTGAGCCCAGACGCCCTTTGGCAGTTTGGTCTTCAGCGAATCGTCGAAGAAACCGTACTTAACACGGTCGCCATAGCTGTCGACGTTATTAAACACGGAGACGATGGCCTCGATTACGCCACTGTCACCCTCTGCCTTTGCTTGAAATTCAAAAGTCTTACGTTCAATTTTCATGGTGTGTTCCCCATACCATACGAATTTGGGTTATGCTATTGTTTAATTATCCACAAGTTAGAGTTGCCTTGCACGTGTGAAGCATCGGCAGTTGACGGAGTTGGATGCTGACAAGCCAGGGCCTGCAGGATAAGGCGTTGTTTCACCACCGACTACGAAGTTGCCATCCAAGTTTTCAGGCTGTTCGTGGGCGTCGGCATGTGCAGCTCGAGCCCCTGACAAGGCCACCCACTCACGCTTAATGCCACCCAATTCAGTCCATACCGATTTCTGCACCTTACCAGTCGTCGCCGTTGCTGTAGTGCGTGCGATAAGTTCTGCCCTTGATTGCTTCACAGTAGGAATGACCGGCATCTTGAGACTCTCAAACTTATCTAGCAGCAGCTTAGACAGTTCCTCCTCGCTGGCACCAGGATTGTTTCGTAGCAATGTCTGAACATCACTGCGGATGGTACCGACCGATTCGGCTATCTTGTCAGCGCTCTCACGTATGCCATCCTCACGAGCACGTCCAAACTCACCCTGAGCGTCCACTTCCTCCTGGGCCAAGGCCATGATGATCTCGACTAGCTCGGTTCGGCTGTCTTCGGTACCGTCGACGAATTTCTTCTCCCAGACATCGAGGCTGAACTGGTCGTCTATCTTCGTCTCGATGCGGAGCGCCTTAACGTCAGCCGTGATGGTTTCGTAGAGATCATCCAGCACACGCCCCCACTCCTTAGCGATATTCTCGGATTGCTTGTTAAGCAGGTCGTCATAGGCTTTGGCGTATACCTGTGAATCGGGATGGTGTAGCCATGCCTTGGTCTCGGCCCCTACGGTAACGCTGTAGTTTTTGTGAAAGTATTTGTCCGAAGACACGCCACCTCCGAGGCTTAGTGTTTCGGGTGTGTCGTCGACGTCTGAATCATCGTCGACGTCGCTGTCGTTGTCCGTAGATACCGCTTCCATGGCGATGGTCTCACCTGCCAGGGCCTGCACTGTCGAGAGGTCGAACCCAAGTTGCACGCCATATTCAGGGATAGCTAGCTGTGCGTTGATCTGGTCGGCTATCATGTTCCAGAACGGAACACGTACCATGTTGGTGAAGTCCTTGCTTGCCTGCTCAAAATTGCTGTAGGTAGCTGAAGAAAGCCCCATGTGCGTTCCTGCTATAATCGGGTGCACCTTGTAAGCACCACAGATCCGCGTCTCGTATTGACCAAAGGTATCAGACAATCCTAGTTCATTCCAGTCAAGTGCAAGGCGTTTAACATCCTTGACACCCCACATGATGCCCACAGAGCCGCGGCGGTCGCCCCCATATTTACGCTTGAACGAACGTTCAGCAAGTGCTACCTGGTCAGGTGTGAGCTCTTCGTCGTAGACTACGATCGTCTTAGGCATGGCGTCGTTCTTGTGGATGTTGAACACCGTAGACGTGGCTTCATTGTAGCCCTCGATAGACTGCGCTGCTAACTCAACAGGGCTGCCACCACCAAGCGTTTTCTCAGGGTCGTACCAAAAGCCCTGGATGTGAACGACGTCTTCCTTGCGTACTGTGTACGCTACCTGTCCATCGTAGTATAGGTAGTGTTCGACGTCACCGTAACCATCGTTTACAGGGGCGAAGTTTTTATCTGAATACCAGCGCATGCCGATGATAGCACCCGAGGCGTTGCGTAGCTTATAACCATACGCGTTGCCACCAATGCACAGGATGGTCATGATCTCACCAAACGTCACACGCCATTGGTTACGTGTCAGCATCCCCACGATAGGGCTTTTGAAGTCGTAACCGTTCGGAGTGATCACACCTATCTGCGCTTCCGGCATCATCAGCGAATACGTCAGAGTGCACGCCACAGCCACGGGGTTAGCCTTCCACATCTGGTAAGCACCACGCCAGTTGACGATAGGTGTGAAGTTATGCTTGTTCCACAACTCCGTCACTGGTATAGGTAGGTCGTTCTGTGCGACCTCACCACTAGGGGAGATGAAAGCCTTGATTTGTTGAATTAGTCCCATTGTTTTTGTCCGTTATAGAAATACAACTCCAGCACCTTGCGACTTAACAGCCGCGATCTCAGCGTAAACGAGAGCGTCCACCATGTCGTCGTGGTTGCCCTCTGGGAATGATAGTAGTTCTTGCTCGAATGAAGGCTCCAGCCCACGTACATGTGTAACCAACAATTGCTCATACCTTGCCAGCAGACCGTGAAAGCGTGTGACCTTATCACGGTCTGGTTTGACAGCCTTGACAGGCAGCGATGTCTTGCGAAGTAATTCCTGCACTACGGCCACCTGATACTGGACTGCCTCGATGTTGATCCGCGATGGGTTCCATTTGGCCGCTAGGCTTTGGACGCCTTGAACGACTTCGTGAAAACCCACCTTACCTCTCCACATGTCCAGCACGTACCTACGCCCCGAGTCCTTGTCGTAGCCCACAACAGCTATGGCTGTGTAGTCGGCCGTATCTGACTTACTGATGGCAAGGTCAACACCCATGCCGATCTTCAGATCCCGTGGCACCTGATCGCTGTTTACGTACGTGATCATCTCACGCTTGACTAAAGCGCCCTGCACGTCTACAAACTCAGCGAGGTATTCCTGATTGAACACCACCGTCGGGAGCTCTCGCTGTGCAGCGTCGATTTCATCCTGTGCGATATATGGGTTCACGCTGGTAGGCATGCGGAAGCTGGCATAGGTTTCATCCAGCCGTGCACGTTCATACATAGCGTGGAAGTCGTTGCGCCCCTTGGGTGTCGAGAAGAAATACCCGTCGCCCTTGTAATCCGTTAACGTCGGACGGATCGCCTCGTTCCATGCGTCCATGAAGTTCCTGACCATCGCCACCTCATCGCAGACGACCCGTGCATACTTACGGCCCCGCACGCTGTCGAAGGCGTCTAATGACCAACAGTCGATGATACCACCCGTCTCGATAGTCAGCCGCTTCTCTTGTTCACTTACACCCGTGATGATAGGGTGCAGCGTTGTCTTGAGAGCCTTCCACACATCAGAGAGCATCTTATACGTCGGGGCGAAGTAAGCCGCTGGTTTGCCCATTATAGCCGATTCGATAAGCAGGGCTTCCGCCATCACAGTCTTGCCAAACCTACGACCACAGGCGACCGTGTTGAAACGCCTCCGGTTGCGGAAGATTAGTTTTTGGCCGTCGTGTAGCTGTGCGTCAATCGTAATCACAACGAAGCGTCCTTTGGCCCTATGGCGATGATTTCGGCATCCTCGATGTGCTTGGGTTCCTCATGTGTGGGGGCGAGCACTATCCTGATGTCTGTCTTGCCTGAAACCTCAGTCGCTGCCTTGTCAGTCTGTGCGAGGTGCTGCTTACCTAACCAAATCAGCATCGTGTTATCCCCAGACAGGGCTTTGTCGATCTGAGTTTGTGCCAGCTGGAACCTGACGTCATTGCGTTCGTTCTCGATCATGAGGGCATAGTCAGCCTTCAACTCACTTACAGGCACGTCACGGTTCAACAGAACTGAGCACCACCGTGACAGGGCAGTCCACCCCATCATGGCGCGTGCACGACGTTTTAGTTCGGCCTCTTGTGAAGGTGTTAGGTTCATTCAGCTATTAAGTTATGCTTAATAGTTGGCCACTTATCCACAACATCACAAGCCCCTCATAAGGCTGGCATAATTGATCTGCTGTATGTCAGTCACCACAGACCTAACGTCGCTGTACATCAGATATGCATCCTCGATGCTGGCGATCCCGTGCAAGACCGTAGCATGGTGCTTTTGGCTGTGCTTGGCAATCGACGTCAGCGTCCAGCCGTAGTGCTTGCTTAGGATATACCACGTGATAGAACGCGCCCTGACTACATCAGCACGTCGTGTGGGACTGTAGGCATCCTCGAGTGTGACGCCGCACAGTGTGCATACGTCGGATAGAATCAACTCGTATAACATAAAACCCCCTAATTCTTTTTGACGAACTCGATGGCATCGTCGACAGATCTGACGATCCCATAGGGTACGCCATAACGCAGGCAGCAGTCCGAGAACCTGTTTTGCGTTTCCGACACCCTACCTTTGGCTGCCTTAACCTCTAACATCCATGCGCGGCCGTCACGATATACAGCCAAGTCGGCATGGCCTGATGTGGCGTTGATGTTGACCACACGGTATGAGGACAGCCGTGTGCCGTGTTCCAGCTGTTGAGTGCTGCTGTTGACACGCACCACCATATACCCGATAAGGCATAATTGGTCTGCTATTGCCTTCTGGATTACCCGTTCGGGTATAATCCCAGATGCTTTCTTGGCAGCCTTGGCACGCTTGGCAGCCTTGAGTTCATCCAGCAGCCTGTGCTCGCTCGCATCCCAGTCCAGATCGTCTATTTCCCTCATTGCATCCCTTGGTTGTTGTAACAGTGCCATAGTCCGTCGGTACCTTCGAACCATGTGTAGACGTCGACGTTGTGCTCATACATCAAGGACAGCATGGTCTTGCCTGCCTTGACTCTCTGGCGTTCGACCACAGCCGACTCCAGCACCTCATGGCTCGGGATAAGTCTGGCCTCGGTAGCGTTGAACTGGGAAAGGTCGGGGCCATCATCGGGTAGAACGCCATCCCAAGCATCGCCTGGTGGCTGTTTATACCGCTTGAAATACTCCCAATCAGCAGATAGCACGTCGTGTAAATACGTACCTCGGGTTGCCTCAACAACGGCATCTATGTTTTCAGGTTGCAAGGTGCCCCCTGACGTAGCAACCGATGCCAAATCGTCGCAACCGTAACGGTACCATTGACTTACGAAGAAATCCAGCATCCTCTCGGTTGCTAGGTTGCAGGGTGAAACTATAGTTTTCACTCTATACTTTTCATTTATTTCTCCTTCTACTTCTAATATATTCTTACAACCTAGCAACCTAGAGAAGTATATATATATAAATAAAGGGGTTAGGTCGGTTGCCACCTGTTCGTCCGAACTGACAACCTTCTGGCAATCCGGCAACCGAGGGGTGGCAACTGGACTCAGAAGCCCCATCTCTACCAATTCGTCACGTGTGAACAGCATTAAAACTCCCCTTCCTCATCTACGTTGAATGGCGAATGTGCTGATGACTTCGTGCCTATAATCACGTTGTAGCCCCTTCGCGTGCCCGTGGTGGTCTTTTTAGCTATTCGGGGTATGTTGGCCTTGGCTAATGCCCTTCCAAGCCCGTAGATGAACTTATCATTGATTTGCAGGGAGATCTTCTCTTCGTCGTAGACGCGGTTCGCCAGTTGAGATGCAACCTCGGATGTGGTCAGGAACGGCACGTGAGCCCCCGAGCCCTCCGGCTTGTGGGTTATGTACTTGGACACTAAGTCGTCGTATTGCGTCAAAACTTCAAAGTGCTTATTCCAGTCGTTGATCTTGCTGATCTCACGATCATCAAACCAGTAACGTTTCCCCTCACGGTAGTATGCAACAGCCTGCGACCACAGACCGTCGATGTCAAACTGGCGGATTGAGGTGATGTCGATGTTGCCCCCTACCGGTATAACAGGGAACCGGCGCGATCCGGTCTCGTCGTTCAGGAACGTTCGCCTATTGACAGATCCTGCAAAGGAGCATCTTCTGGCGTACGTCGTCTCATACTTATCGTAAGGAGACCTGAGTCTCATGGTGTCGGACGTGATGATGGCCTTAATAGATTCGTGCTGTTTTTTGGTCATCGATTCCAGTTCGTCATCTACGACCATGAAAGACCTGGCAATTATCAGTTTGACGTCCTTGTCATCCGAGATGCTGCCCTCATGGTAATAGTCTTGGCGAAGCTCAACAGGGCATAGGTGACGTAGGTAGGTCGTCTTGCCTATCCCCTGCCCGCCCTGCAGAATTAGCATGATGTGGTTCGGTTTGTGGTCGAGAGCACCGGCCACGGCCCCTATGAGCCACTTCTCGATGATCATCTCGAATATGGCATGCTGTACTTCGGCTGAGTTGTGCTTACCATCGTCGATATCGGCATCGTGTGGCAGTAACTGCACATAATCACGGATGAAATTGCGATCGCCTGCTTTCCACTCGTCCAAACCTTCGAAATAAGATTTGATAGGGTCGTGCTTAGGTACGAAGTCACTATCGAGCACTTCGTTCATGCGCTCTTTGGTGATCTTGATTCCAATCTTCCGCATCTTACGAAGCTGACTGTGCACCCAATAGTCCGTCAGGGCTTCAAATTTGACATCGTTGTCGCCTCTGAGCTCGATTTTGCCAGTGATCACGTTCTTGCGGAACTCGTAACCACTGGATAGGTACGATTCAACCTTGTCGAGGATCTCGGTAGGGTCTTTGGTCTCAAGTTTGATAATGTCCTTGGGAACCTCGTAACCATGTAGCTTGGCGTAATAGTACAACGTGGCAGTGGTTACTCTTGTGAGCTTATTCTTGAGAACATCGGCATACGTCAGACCTCCAGACATAGGTGACCACTCCTCGAGGAGCTGTGCGGCCATCTTATCGTCACCCAAGGCGTGTGCGACTGCTGCCACTACTTTCTTCCACTGGATGTGATCCTGCTGCTTAGGTATGACACGTAGCATTGCTCTAATCTGGTCAACGTTCGGCTTAGTACCACCGAAGGCGTTAAAAGCAATCTCCAGATCACGTGCTTCCTCATGGCCGTCTGTCATGTCAGCGATCTGATCCATGGTAAGGATGTTACCCCAGACGTGGATCTGTGCGTTCTTAGCACCAAACCAGATGCGTACTGCATCCCGTGCGTTGGTGTCGCCTCCAAAGCGTTCAGCCAGGGCGGTAGTAATGGCCTTGTAGTCTTTGGCGTTGCGTATGGGCTCCTCGGTTATGAACATAACCCGATAACGTGGGTTCTCTGCCGTGTGCGAGGCTGTCGTGTACGCGAACGAAGCGTACTTGCGGAAATAGGGGTCTGCCTCGATGTCGTCGAAGCTGTGTTTGCCATTGTCGACGTCGACACCCACGATCTGTGCAGACTTGAAAGCATCGCCGTTACGCTTGGCAAACCCTGTCTTCTGATCGACGTGAAGGTCAGCACAGCAGATAGGCCAGCCGTGACCTACGAGGTGGTTGATTATGTCATCGCTGACCATCTCAACAGGTGATAGCTGAGCGCTCAGAGCTACCCAGTCCTGACGTGTTGCGGCCTTATTGACAACGGTTTTGTTTATCGATAAACGAATCACTTGCACGTGGTTGTTCTCCGTGTTAAATAAATTTGAAGGCGTTTTTTGCCTTAATTGATGCTAGCACAGCATCGTGATACTCGCCATTTATTGCAAATTCACCACCAAATGAATTAGGCGAATCTTCGATATAGAACCTACCCTCATATTGTGGGTAATCATGATAATTTGAAAGAGCATGCCAATATGATTGAGTTGAATTTCTCAAATTGTCATGGCTTCTTTGAAAATATATTGCCTCATATGGTTTGGCTTGAGGACTTCCAACAAGTAATAAACATGGTTTTCCTGTAGTTAATACTAGGTATTCAACCTTTGTTAATTCGATACCGTCTAATTGTACTGGTTTAATTTCCGCCCACATGTTGACTTCACGCAAATAAAAGTCAGGTAAATATGACATATCAGGTGTAAAGTCATACCTTTCCATTTCATACTCATATGTAATCCCAATTGCGTCAAAATAAACAGCCCATCTCGCCTCTAATCTTGAACGAAACGTTATGCCGTTGTATCTGGTTGGTTTAGCGTAAATCAAGTTGTTCTCCGTGTGTAGATGTTAAAGAATTATGAAAGCTAAAAACTTGATAGCCACGTAAGCTATCCCCAGTGCTACGGCACCGATGCCAGCCACTGCAGCCACGAAGGCCAGCGTTGTAGTGTATACGACAGCCTGACGTGCCCAGGGCGGCAGAGGCGATGGACGTGAGATGATTAGTTCACGTTCAGCATCGAGGGCTTTGCGGAAGTCGTCGCGGTTCATGGCATCACCTCGTTATAAATGTCTGCAATGCGTTGGGCGGCGTCGGCGTGGGTTAATTCCAAATGCAGATAACCCATAACACCATCAATCGTACTGTCTATTACATGCCAGCAATTATTGGGGTCATACCACTCCACCGTCCACCGTTTTGGTTTGACATACATATCTGGTTTCGGAATCGGCATCCATGGTTCGCCTGCTTCGATCTTATACCATTGCAGTAGATTAATGTGGCCCCATCGACAACATATAACATTGCCACTTACTGTTTCTTGTTTTATAGGCAGTCTATCTGTTATCCACTCACTCATGGCTCACTCCGTGTTGTTGGCATAAAATAGAAACACCCATCGTCGTATGTGAACGGTGGGGTGGTGATTATGACCCGAGGGTCGAAGTCTGTTTTGCCGTCGTCTTTGGCTCTGACCATGCTGTCGTAAACAACCCAGCGGGCGCACTTGTCTTTCTGTGCACATGGGCCGCCTATGCAGACGGCGATGTCGAGGGGGAGGTTCATGGTAATGTTTAGTAGTTAAAAAAATAAGGGCCGGCCTTCCACAACCGGCCCTCGTTCCAAACTCCACCACAGGCGTTGCTGTGTTGGCATTTACTACCGACACGCAGGGGCATACCCTGCTTATTGGTTAGTAAAAAGATTTCTCTACTGGTCGTCCGTATACGTTAACATATGCGAACTGATCGACTACCGGTCTGTACCTGTTCAGCACGGAGTCAATCATCGGGCGTACTTTGCCTATGGTCTTGCTGATATGGATTTCGAGTGCTTGCCTCTTGGCATGCTCGGTTTCGGCGTACTCAGCACGTTTCTTGTCAAGGTATTTCTTGATGATCGTGATTTGTCGCTGATCGTAGTTTGGATCCTTCGCTGGCACTACGGCCCCGTTGGAATCTATGAAGGCAGCCAGTTCTTCCTGCAGCTTGTTGAATGCACTTACGAAGGCGATAAAGTTACCACAGGCAACGGTGCGGGTACATCTTACGTTGTTGCGTATTACCTGTATTCTTAACTGGATGCAGTTACCTTCCTTGCGTGCTGCTATGTTCTGTACAATAGGAATGTAGGCAAGCATTTTCGGGTCGCTATGCTCACAGAGTTGTTTCCAGACGTCAGAAAGGGAGCGTTGCATCGTCGTCTCCTAGGGATGGTGGTAACGTTTCGTTGACGGCAACAACACGATCATTGCGTTGTAGCTTCGGGCTCAACTTAGCTTGGAACTCAGATAGTAGGAACTCCATCTGCTTTGTGTCGTCCCATATCTCTTGACCGCGTACCTTGACTTTTTCCAAATCTGGTAAAATGATCTTCCCATCGACGGGGTTGATGGAACTACAGTAGAGGCGCTCAATTTTCTTGCCACGCTGTGAGACAGTGCAGCCGGTGATGACTCTGCTGGCGTCGTCCTTTGGTGAGAAGCTGTAAGGCTTGACTGTTGTGTCCAACGTTGCATCCCACTCGGGATTGCAGAGCGCCTGTATGAGTGTTTTGCCATAGTTAGAACTGTACTTGAGTGTGAGAACGTAGGTATAAGGCGCATCGACGAAGGTGATCCGCCACTGCTTACCGAAGTCGGTATCGGCAACCTCGATGGCCCGCACGAGACCTGTGAACTCATCGTGCACTAATTCGTGCACAGTGTTCCCGTCCTTGGTCACACGAGATACTGACTCGGGTGTGGCCTCACGAAGGCGAATGCGGCACTTGCCATCGCTGAGGGTGAAGTAAGTGGCATTTGTTGCCACGGATGATGATTGAAAACCCATGGTAGGTGATCCTGAAAAGGTAAAAAAAGGGGGTTAAGATGGACGGTTTGACTCGTGATAGTCCATCAGTATTTGACGAGCTTGATCTAGATTATACTTTTTAGGCAGTATCCCCAGTGCGTACATTTTGGGCCTGCCAGTTGATGTTTTTGCGCTGTAATCTATTACGCGTAACTGATTTTGCCGTTTATGAAATGTTATGTAGTGACGGCCTTCTGCTGCATTCTTAGCATGTTCAAAAAATGAATATCCTCCCGAAATTTGATATATATCTGCAATTCTTGCCTGCAATTTATTTGAATCATTAGGCAGTTGCGTTGTCGGCTGGTACTTACGACGTACCTCTATAACCTCACGTTTTGGCTTGGCATCTGGCATCAGAGGCAACACGTCTATGTTAATCTGTGCCATAGAGTTCTCAAGCAGCTCGATTGCTTCGAGCTGTTTATGTAGCTGGCATTTAAGTTGTACCAGCGCTGTTAAAATGTGGTTGGCCATAAGGCTCTCCGGTGTTAGTGTGGCTGAAAAAAAAATACGCACCGGTGCCTGTCAACCACAACAGACACCGGCACGGTTTACGAGTGGCCCACGGAGAGAAGCCAGTCGTCGTCGGTCAGTGTTTCGTCGTTGTTTGCCAGCCGTTCGTAGGCAGCCCTTGCGATGTCTTCAGGGCGCACGATCTCGATTGTAGCTTGTCCAGGCAAGGTTCCCGTGTAAATTTTCTTTTCACGTGGTGTGCGGAGGGTGCCGTTCATCGATTTAAACAGCACACAGCGAGCAGCTATTTCGTTCAGGCTCACCTCTCCAGTCTGACGTTTCCAATGCCATGTTGGCTCTGTTCGCCAGTCCTTCGGCAGCCAGTTGTATATCTCAGTCACGACAGGCCACCCGTGCGCTTCGGCATGTTCGTTCCATGCGAGGCGGTACATCTCCAGTTGCACGGCATAGTCATCGTATACAGACGATCCGCTCTTGAAATCAACGATAGCAACCTTGCCATTATTGAGCTTGCATACAAGATCGCACGTTCCTGCAAACTCGTGCCGGTCGCTGTATAGTAACATCTCAACAGCGTAGACTTCTGCCACATCCTGACGATAGAAGGCGTCGAATGACATGAGGGCCTTACTGTGGAACTCAGACAATGCTGCCATTTCGATTGTCTGCCCTGCCATGTACCGTTCTAACAAGATGTGCATCTGTGTACCACGTTCAGCGGCCTCATCACGCAGTTGGTTGGCACCTTCCATGCCATGCTTGGCATACCATGCCATCAGGCCTTGTGGCGTTGGCGACGTAGCCTTGATTATCCGTGTTACGGATGGATACCATTTGACGTCGACGTCGTTAACCCGTGCATAGAACCGGTCGCCTCCGTCGTCGTAACGGAATAGAGGTGCTGGCTTGGGCTTATCTAGGTTCCAGATCATGTTCAGTTCTCCGTGTAGAAATTTATGTAATCGATCACCAGTCTTCTCAGCAGTTCCGACTTTGTAATGCCTTCTGACTGGGCGATGTCTTTTAGGTGGTTGTTGTGTTCGTCAGGGATGCGGAATATAACGTTTGGGTTATAGCTAGGCTTGCGGCCGCGTGGCCTCCCTCGCTTACTTTGTGACACGGTACCCCTCGATATACTCATCGTCTATTTCCA